AGTGCTACAGTATTTCCAAGCAAGTAACAGCGAGCACATATTAAAGCGATACCACGAAGCCAACGATACGCATGAGCTAGTGGAGGAAGTGTACCGCGCACAACATCGCGAGAAAGGTCTGTATGTTCGCGCAGTAGAGAGCGGCTTCGAAATGTATCGCAAAGGTGACACTAGAGTGCGTACGTACCAACGCGACGGTTTACCTGACAAAGTACGAGGTGCTCTAGGTTTGCTTAAGTTGTCGAGTGATAACAGTTTTGTCGACAACATAGGCTTTAAGTTTGATTCGGGACAGTTTTGGATAATGGAGGATGTAGCGAATGAACTCGCAAACTAGGGTACGCGGCAAAGGCGCTAAGCCTGCTATGGTACACACAAACGTAAGATTGCCTGAGTACGTGGTTGATTATTTTAAGAACAACTACACCAACTACACTGCCGAGATACGCAGGGTGCTTGAAACCCACGTAGATAACGCAGTAGTATTTGGAGATGACCTCACAGACTAACCTACAAATTGTAGGTTGCCCTCGACCCCGCCTAGTGCGGGGTTTTTTATGTCTTTACAAAGTCCAAACAGTAGGCTATTCTTCTTGAATGGCTATGACTCCCGAGAAGAAAGTTAAGAACCAAGTAGTGCGCTTACTTAAAGAGTATGGCGCGTATTACTTTTTCCCCGCCACGTACGGCATGGGCAGGAGCGGCATCCCTGACGTAGTGTGCTGCCTACGCGGGTACTTCATCGGTATCGAGTGCAAGGCAGGCAAGAACAAACCTACCCCGCTGCAACAAAAAGAGCTTGCAGATATTATAAAAGCTGGTGGTGTATCCTGCGTAATTAACGAGGACAACATGGCTGAGCTTGAATCCATTTTAACTACAGTGATGAGCAAGGATAATAACGATGGACTTACTGGTGGTCGACTTTGAGACTTACTACGCGAAAGACTACGGACTACGCAAGCTAACTACGGAAGAATATATCCGCGACCCTCGCTTCGAGGTGATTGGCGTTGCGGTCAAGAACTATCATCACGCGCCACAACAAGAAGCTGCTGCCCCACTTTGGTTTTCAGGTTCAAAGAAACAGGTAGCGGAATTCCTTTCTCAGTTTGATTGGGGAAACTCAATCGCCCTCGCGCACAACGCCATGTTTGATATGGCTATTCTTAACTGGCACTTTGGGATCAGCCCTAAAAAGATTGCAGATACTCTAGCAATGGCGCGAGCTATCCACTCTATAGAAGTTGGAGGTAGCCTAGCCGCCCTCTCTGAATATTATAACTTAGGCGCGAAGGGTACAGAGGTTCACGATGCAATAGGCAAGCGGCGCCTCGATTTCACCAAGGCAGAGATGGAAGCCTACGGTGGATACTGCCAACAAGATGTCGAGCTTACCTACAAGCTGTTCAAAGTGCTTGTTAAAGATTTCCCTGTGTTCGAGCTTAACCTTATTGACCTGACCATCCGCATGTTTAGTGAGCCTACTTTAGTTCTTGATAAGGACATACTGGCGGCCCACTTAAAACAAGTTAAGGATACTAAAGAAGCACTAATGGATAAGGTGGCCCATGACAAGAAAAAGCTAACGAGTAACCCCCAGTTCGCTGAGCTGCTGCGCTCGTATGGAATCGAGCCGCCGACTAAGATAAGCCCCACGACAGGCAAGGAGACCTTTGCTTTCGCCAAGAGTGACGAGGCGTTCAAAGCACTACAAGAGCATGAGAACCCAGAGGTACAGGCTATAGTTGCTGCCCGACTTGGGGTTAGGTCTACCATCGAGGAGACGCGCACTCAACGCTTTATCGATATTGCAGAACGTGGCACACTCCCAATCCCCCTGCGTTATTACGCTGCCCACACCGGACGGTGGGGTGGGGACGACAAGATCAACATGCAGAACCTGCCCAGAGGCTCTCAGCTTAAGAAGGCTATGTGCGCACCAAGCGGGTATAAGTTTATCGACTGCGACTTGTCTCAGATTGAAGCACGTACTCTAGCATGGCTAGCAGAGGAAGAAGACTTGGTGGAGGCGTTCGACCGAGGCGACGATGTGTACAAGATCATGGCGTCAGCTATCTATGACAAGCCCGAGACAGAGATAACAAAAGACGAGCGGTTTGTCGGTAAGACCACGATACTAGGGGCAGGCTACGGCATGGGCGCTGCTAAGTTCCGAGCACAGTTAAAGAACTTCGGAGCCGACCTACCAGAGGAAGAATGTCAGAGAATTATCGATGTATATCGTGATACATACCCGCAAATACCTGCCCTGTGGAGAGATGCAAACAAGGCACTCAAGACCATGATGGAAGACAAGGTGGACGAGCTAGGACGTGCTGGAATACTCACAGTAGAAGGCTCGACAGGCATACGCCTACCCAATGGACTGTATATAAAGTACCCCAACCTGCGAGTTCAAAAGGCAGAGGAAGAGGACGGGTACGACGAGACGGTTTACGACACTCGCAAAGGCAGGGCTATAATCCCTAACCGCATCTACGGTGGGAAGGTCATCGAGAACGTTTGTCAGGCATTGGCTCGCATTGTGATAGGTGAGCAGTTGCTTAGAGTTGCTAAGAAATACAAAGTAGTAATGACCGTGCACGATGCGATAGGTTGTATTGTCCCCGAAGATGAAGTGGAGGAGGCGATGCGCCATGTCGAGGAAGTAATGAGGGTGCGTCCTACATGGGCGCCGGACTTGCCGCTTGATTGTGAAGGCGGTTATGGCAGATCATACGGAGAATGTTAAGTTTTACAGGGGTTTTTAGTATGTTTCCCCCTGTATACCCCAGCGGGCGGTGGGTAGGTTCGCGATAGCCGCAACACCCGCAGTGTATAACAGTAGCTCATCACTCCTGCTTAGGCAGTTAGTTCTCCGCACTGTGTGTACACCGGCTAGCCCACGCTACGGGCCTTTAATGAGGAGATAAACATGAAACAACAAACAGTTAGGGGTATACCCCAGTGGGGAAAGTTTAAAGATGCAATAAGTGCGCTGCGCAATCAAGCAGCTTATCTTAGCTCCAGAAACTACGAAGAGTCAGCTTTCTTCGAAGGTATGATTGCAGAAGGTATAGAGAAGTCCCCCAAGTTTTTTGTTCCTAATGTTAGCGGAGTGTTTCGTAGGGGGGATTTAATCCCTACGTATGACGGAGAAAAATATATACCTTATAAACTACCTTACCCAAAGATGGCTTTGTTACAAACTACAATGATAATGGATACGCGACCAGAGGCGCCAAGTGGCAATGTGCCCGTGGAGTCTTACAAGGTATCTTTTTTAATGCAAGACCAAGAATCTAAAGATAGTCGCCCAGATATACTGTGCGCTACAGTTGTTTGTGATCCTGTAGACAGGCAATGGGTGAACGTCCCGGTTTTTGCTAGGTTTTGTTTTGAAACTGATACGCCAACCGTGCCTAACGACGAAACATTTTACTCTTATTCAGTATCACTAAACGCAGATAGGTTTACCTCCGAGGCGGTTGAAATTTTATTAGAGGATAAATATTTTAAAGGGGACGTGGAGGCGGTTGAAAAAGCTTTAATAAAAGATTACAGACCCGATTTCTTTTCTGTAGCAACATTTTGCAAACTTCTAGAAGTAACAGATTGTAAACAAGTACCCATAAATGTTCCTGTCAAACTAGCTAAGAAGCACGCTAGAAACAATAAAGATGCTAACTACGATTACAAAGTGTTATCCATAGGTGGAGAGATTTGGGATAGCTCTTATGTCCACGGGATTAGCGGGGGAGGAGGCGGTAAACGCAGCCACATGCGGCGGGGGCATATACGCACATACCAGAGCGGAAAGAAAGTTTGGGTAAACTCAACATTCGTAAATGGTAGTAAAGAAGGCTTTGTTGATAAAGACTACAACGTAAAAGCATAATTTTTAGAGGAAAACAAATGAGTGGAAAAGGTAGTAGACGCAGACCCCTGCTTATCCCTGCTAAAGACTTCGGGGAGAACTGGGCAAAAATCTTTGAGAAACCAAAACAGACGGAGAAAGAGAATGATATACGCACAAATGGCGAAGCCAACCGACCCACTGCCGAAGGAGACAGCTCTACAGAAACAGACGGGCGGGACGCATTATAAGAACATGGCTATTCAACCTGCTGAGTATGCAGAGAAGAACGGCTTGTCCCTGTTAGAAGGTAATGTAGTAAAGTACATAACTAGGTGGAAGTTGAAAGGGCAACCCTTAGCGGACTTAGAGAAAGCTAAACATTGCATTGACCTGCTAATCGAGATACACAACGTCAAATGAAAATAACAATAGAAATAGATGGTGCTGATGCCGAAGAGATTATGGCTATGCTGCAACGTGCAAGCGAAGCGGTGGAAAAGCTAGAAGCCATGCTTCAGGAGTTTGAAGATGCTGATAAAGTGTAACGCCGCAGACCATCTGTATTTGATTGACGATGACCCTGTGCGAGCTAAATTATTCAAAGACAACAGCGTGCGGTTCGAAGACCCGTTTCATGTATACGCAGAAATTAATAATGAGACTGGAGAAATAGCCGCAGTTGTTTGTGTAATCATCTGTAAATTTGTACCGCAAGATGAGAGACAGCTAAAGTTTATCGCCGCAGGTAAAGTCACGCAAATCGAAGAAAAGTTAGCAGAACGTGAAGAGATATATGGCGAGTTGGGCACCGTGTTGTGCCCTTACTCAATCTGGTCATACCAGAAAGGACACGGCAGGCAGCTAATCAACAACCTATTAGAAGCTACACCTGTGATGCACCCAGAGGTAGACGCAGTAATAACTATGTCACCGCACACAGA